GGCGTTCTTGACCCACTGGCTTGTTCCTTCGCCAATTGCAATGTCATGCGCATACAACGCTTTCATCTCTTCGGCTTGCGTTTGCATTGCCACTTGTTCAGTGTGAATCTCTTCAATGCGTTGCTGCGCAAGCAATCCCATGGCGGCTAACTCACGCTCACGTTCATTTTGCATACGGGCAAGTTCCAGCTCGTGCGCCTTGTCCTTGGAATCCTGCCAAAGATCAAGCAACTTAGGCACGCCACCGGCTAAGAATGACAGGAGCGTTGATAAAAGCGTCATCATGCTAGGCTGACCCTTGGCACTTTTCGTTCAACTCGTTCACCTTTTCCCATAGTGCTGTGATCTGCTTGTCGTAATTCTTTTCAAGGTAGTCAAGGCGTACTTTGATCGTTACTGCATAAGCTGCAATTGCAACCACTGCTGCACCCAAGTACCACAGCTTGCCGATTGCGTCGGTGATTGCTTCCATGGAGGCGTATGGCTTGCTGAATGCTTATTTCAACTTCAGCGCTAAATTCAAAAGCAAAATGATGATGGTGCCCGCCGTGGTCATAAGGATCATCTCCAATCTTTTGAGCCTGGCGTTGATTTGCGAATAGCGTTCGTCGCACACTGCTTCGTGAACTTCAATGCGTTTTAAGGCTTCGGAGTCGGCTGAAGTCATACATCACCTTTATTGCTCGTCTTTCGGAATTTGCGCCTCAGCCTGCTCCTTGATCTTCACAATCAAAGGCCACACGCCAGTCTTTGCCGGTAGATCACCAAGCACGTTCAAAATAAATTGGATTTCGTTTTGATCGAGGTTCAAGTTCATAGCCAAGGAAGTGGTGGTTTAGTGATTGGTGGGTTCTTGCTTGTTTCGATTTGGGCTAGGTTTAGGTTCATTGAGCCTCCATTGCTGCAACCTTTGCTTCTAGTTGTTCGATGCGTTGATTTTGACGCTTTACAATGTCAAGCAGCATCACCGTCAAGCGATCATACTGAACACCGTCTGGAGCAAGTTGAGCATCTGCTTTTAACTTACGCTCAGACTTTGTTTCGGTTTCCGTATAGGTTTCTGTTTCCGTAACGGCAGGCTCAACAACATTGCCTTCGTCATCTAAAACCGCTGGCGTTACTTCAACTTCACGGGTCTTTTCAATATCTGTCTGAGTCTCAATTGTTTCAAATTGATCTTCGGGGTATGACCAATGAACAAGCCTCGGTTCAACCTGAGCAACTTCTTCGGCAATTAAACCGTACCATGACCAATCTTTACGGTCAGCCTCAGCTTTGGAGCGATACCATACAGGACGTAAGTTAAGAACGGCATCGGCTTTAGCGTGGTCAAGCGTTTCAACATCTGTCTTGTAACGCAGCGATGATGTTGATCTTAGCAATTGATTTGCTGGCGTTGTCCCGTTATCAAGATAAGCATTCGCAGCCGAGGCGGTTGTTCCAACGCTTGGGAAATAAACTTCACCCCCGCTGCCGATACGGGCGCGTTCGGTGCCAGCCGTTGATAGCGTAATAATGCTTGATGCGCCAGTGCGGGAGATAGCAAGGGTATTGGTAGAGTCAGTGTTAGTTATTTTTGAGTTTTGACCAGCCCCCATTTGAATATCAGCGTTGGCATTAACCAAATAAAAATACTGACCTTCAAAACCCACATCGCCGCCAGCCACACGCAAACGCTGTCCGGAAGGCCACGAAGTCGTCCCAATGCCAAGACCTGTGGAGGTCAGGCGCATTTGTTCGGTGTTTGAAGCGGGTTTGAAAGAGATATAACCAGTTGCAGACGAATTCGTAATGTAGAGCGGGTCTACTGTTCCAGAGCCTTGTAGGTACAAGCCTGCAACATTGGCCTGAATCCGAATGGCTTGATTTCCAGCATTTGAATTAACAGACCAAACAAGGTTGTTGTTGTCCGACCCTGTGAGTTTGAAATTGCTCCCATCAAAAGTCAGCGCACTCCCGCTCGTCGCCACCTTTGAGCCGTTGAGGTACAGGACTCCGTTGGCAGTACCCGCTGAAAGTGTGGGGTTTGCCGTTAAGGTAATCGTGTCTGTGGTTGCATCGCCAAGGGTTGTGTTGCCATTAGCCGTTAGCGTGGATGACAAGACAACAGCACCGCTAAACGTAACGTTGCTGGATGCGCTCAAGGTTGTAAACGAACCCGCAGCCGCCAATGACTGACCAATGGTGACGCTATTGATCGTTCCAGAACCCGTTAGGTTTCCGCCAAGCGTAAGCGTTTTGCCGCTACCAACGTTCATGGAAACGCTTGTGCCGTTTGATGCAAAGATTGCATCAATCGTGTCAAGGTTCGTGTTAAGTTTGTTGCCCCATGTGTCGGTGGATGCACCAACTTCGGGTTTGGTCAAACTAAGGTTGGTTGTCGTGGTATCAGCCATTTAAGCCGCCTCTCGATAAGGTGACACTTGAGGTGTCCAAGTTGTTCCTGAAACTGTTTGCGTGGTCCATGTGTCGCTTGGGTCGGGTATCGGTGACCATTTCAATGCTCCCGCTGCGCTTACAGCGCTCGTGGCGCCGATAGACACAGACGCCGAAATGGTTGTGCCACCCAACGCAGCAACCGTTGAAACGGCATCAATTGATACAGATGCCACCATAACGATGGTGCCTGCCGCTGCAACGGTTGATTCACCCGCCACAGCAACCGATCCCGCCGCAATGCGTGCGCCGCTTGCAGTAACTGTTGATACGCCTTCAATAAGTACAGCACCGCTGCGAATGACGCCAGCGGAAGCGGATACGGTTGACACGGCGTCAATGATTGTTTCGCCATTGCACTGCACCGATCCTGTTGGCGATACGCTTGACGCAGCACTAATGACAACGGCGCCTTGAACATAGGCTTGTACGCCGTAGTTTGCACGCCCATAGTCATTAGCACCGTAACCAATCATTACGCCAACGTGATATCAAAATCGCCAGCGCTGAAACGAAACACATCACCCGTTCCAACGGATTTGGATGCGGTAAGCTGACCAACGGCCAACATATTGCCTGACGTTGATGCGTCATATAACGCCGTATGCGTAACCGTTCCCCACGATCCTGTGGCGGTGGGAAATTCAACGGCTGATGTGTTAGTGGCAGCGTCATTCGTTACCGTAAACGCCATGGATCGACGCAGATAACCGTTACCCGATACTTCGTTGCTTGAACCTGACTCGCCAGGGTCAGCGGTGAAAAGGCCAACGTAAATTGTTGCTGGCGCCGTGTAGGCTGATCCGCCAAACACATGAGCCAATACTTTGTTTTCAAGATAGTCACTAAATGAATTAGCCATGGATTACCCCATTGGTTTAGCGCGAACGCGTGGTGTTGTGCCGCTGTAATTGGCACGTTCTTGCTCTAGTTTCATGGCTTCAATGCCACGCTCATAAGCGGCATTCCAAACAGGAATGCGCGAATCATCTTGGAGGTATGGTGCCGATTGCAGCAGTGCGCCATACAAGTACAAGTCAGGATGTTTTGTGAGCAACCAGTTTGTTGTATTGCTATCAGACAGTGCGGCAATCTTGCCGTAGTACGTCATTTGAACTTGCGTCGTATCCGTTCCTGGAGATGGGACAACCTTGAACGTATCGCCAATAATTGTGTAGTAGCGCGGCGTGCCAGCCGCCGAAAAGTAACGCGTATAAAAGTCATCGCTTTGTTCATCGCTCAAAAACTCCAATTTGGTTGGCGTTGTCGTGAGCAACACAAGATTTTCCATTTGTAGAAAATCGGATGGCAGTTGCGTGTATTCGCTATCGAGTGTGGCGTTAGCACGCACAATCATTTGTCGAACGCGTACAGTTCGATTGAATTCGGCTTCCGCCAACGTGATGAAATCGGCAATGGCAGACGTCAAATCGGACCGATTCAACCAATCGGCAATCGACGTTTTAAGTTGTGCGTAAGTGCCAAGCGCCATGATCAGGCAGCGTCCTTTTTGCGAAGTTCGGTTTTAAGACCGATTGATGCTCGATAAGCATCCTCTTGAGGACGGATTGCCCAGGTGTGCTGATGCTTGTATTCCCAGGTTCCTATGTGTCCAATATGTTTGGACAGGTCATGATCAATATACAACGGAATTGAATTGTCGCGCAATAACTTGCAAAAGTATATGTCTTCGCCCATGTAACCCTTAGCCGCCACATCCCATGGCGTAGCAAACCAAGGCATTTCGATGGCGCGAAACACGTTCGTGTCAACCATCATCACGCCAGTGCCAACAGCATCCACTTGCTCAACGCCCGTATCATGCTCGCCGGTATAGACAGGCACCTTGCGTTGAGTTTCTGGATCATAGTTCGCCGCCGTTGGCCCCACTGGCATTCGCCTGCGCGGGCAGTTGGCAGCAACAACGAGTAAATCGCGGTCAAGCAATTGCTTGATCGTATCCTGCGGGAAACGCATATCGCTATCGATAAACAACACCACGTCGGCGTTGTTTTCCATGGCGGTCATCACCAATTCTGAACGCTGGCTTACAAGCAACGTCCCCTTGGAAATGTTGACGTTTACTGCGTCATTTGGATGGTTCGCCACATGAAACGCCACAGCGTTTACAAGGTCAAACGCAAAGTCTGAATGCACTTCGTCCCTCGCAGGGACGCATACACTAATAATTCGTTTCTTATCCATCACACCCTTCCTGGTCGAGTCCTGAAAAATCGGTTATCGGGATCATTGAGCCACTTCTTAAAATCTTTTTCTGTGCGCGTGATGCCCTTGCTCACCAAGTCCATGTAAATGTTTATTGGGATGGATGC